GCAAAGATTTTTATCTACATTTTAATAGCAATTTGTGGACTAATTCTTTGTTATGTAGCTTTTGTTAAGCTACTGATAAAACTTTCATAAATTATGAATGCTAGTGAAAACATGGGAAGTCATAAAGGCGATAAGACAAATAGACGATGAAAGAGCTACAAAGCTACTAGAAGATATTTTTATGTCTGGATATGTAAGTGGAGCAGAAGAAGTTATTGCTATTTGGGAATGTAAATATGTATCTCCAGACTTAGAAACATCAGGTAAATCATCTTTTATTAAGAGACATGGTTAAAGATTTTCTATCATTTTTACGATACTGGCAACCTGTTGTTCTTAGGTGTTCTCTTTACCTTTTGATTGGCTTTATTACAACTTTCTTAGATAAGACAGAAAAACTTTTAGATTTTGATGGCTTTAATTTTTGGATGTGGCTCAGAACACTTCTATCTTGCTTACTTTCTGGTCTGCTTATTATAAGGGTTTTCGTAGACAATTCAGTATCAAACCTCAAAATAGATAAAGTTAAGTCAGGAGAAACGGAACATCTGTCAAAATCAGACGTAGAAAAAATAAGAAAAGACCTAGGACTACCACCAATATGAAAAAGAACATTGCTATATCTCTAACCGCGCTAGTTTTATTCACTAACTGTGCACTTTTTAGTAAGACTTCCACACCAGATCAAAAAGCTGCTGATGTTAGAAATTTATCTTATGCGGCAGCCTCTATCGGAACACAGATTGCACTCAAACAAAATCCAGATTGGAGGATGCAATTTGAAATCTCCTATAGCACATTAGATAGTCTAGTAAATACTAAGAAAATTACTGGAATTTTGCTCAGAGAGCTAATTTCTCAACTTCCAGTTAAAGAACTAAAAAGCGATACAGCTCGAATTGCTATTGAGAATGCTACTTTTCTATTTGATGCCTCTGTGGGTGACAAGATAAATATAGAAAATAACATTTACGTTCTTGCTGCTGCGACTGGAATTCGTGATGGTATGAAAATTGCGCTTGGACACTAGAATGTCACTTATTCTTCCTCCATTTCACGAAGAAAGATTACTTTATGCTCAGGAGCCTAATAAAGTAAGGCAGAAATCTACCTATGTTACTAAATTACCTTACTTCTTTTCTATTCCGACTTTCACTTTAGAAAATACTTGGAAAGGTGCATCAGAAATTCTACAAAAATACTACTTTACTTTTGAGAAAAACTTCTCAATTCTAGATCAGAATATTACTTCTGATGGAAACTATATAGCTTGTGTTGCTTGGAAAACAAGTCCTGACACAATAGTTAGATATAAGCTTTGGAACCATGATGAAGGATTACTTTATGCTCCTCTTTATACTGGCCAGACAATAAATAAGAACTTCTATCTAGAAATCTGGTCAACAAATAATGAACTAATAGTTGGTGGTGGAACAGCACTTAGAATTTCACAGTTTAAGCTTCCAGACTCTAAATGTGATACTGGTATGGTAGATTTAGCTCCAAGCTATACTATTTGTCAAGATATGACATTTGATATGTCAAATTTTGATCCTGCTTCTGGAGATTATTATACAGTAATAAATACTTGCTTAGATACAGACCAGATATTTGGTCTAGATACTCCAGAAATTGAACTAGATTTAGCTTCCGCTGCTGATAATATTGCTATCAATGTAATAAACCAAGAGTCTGAACCAGATTTCTATGAAATTTGGAAGAAAACATCTGATTTGGATTGGTTTTTACTTGATACAATTGAAGGTGATGTTCTAACTTACAATGATTTGTCAGTTATTGCTGCTGATTTCTGGCAATATAAATACAGGGCTAAGCTTGGGGATGAATATTCATCATATTCTAATATAGTTGGAATATCAAAAGACTACGGTTTTTCTGGTTCTGGAGCTTTAGATATTTCTACTTTAATTCTATCTTTAAGCGACCTATATTTTGACGATTCTTCAGCTATTACAAGCATAGATTTAAGAAATCTAAAGAGAGTATTTGGTGCTTTTGTTGCTTCTGCTAGTCCACTATTAGTATCAATTAATATAGAGTCACTAGAGTCAGTTTTAGGTTATTTTGATATATCTAGCTGTGGCAATTTGCTTGATTTAGATATTCCATTACTTACTCAAGTAACTGGAAACTTTATTTGTTCTATTTGTCCTTTAGTTGGGAATCTAAATATTCCACAGCTTAGTTTTCTAGGTGGAAACTTTCAAACTGATTCTTGTGATGCTTTAGCAAATATTACTTTCTCTTCCGGCCTTTTCTTTGAAAATGGGACTAATATAGCTCTAGATAATTGTGCTTTACCTACTTCTATTGTAAATACAGTTTTAGCTAAATGTGTTGCTAGTGGAGTAACTACTTGTCTTATTTCTCTTAATGGTCAAACTCCATCTGCTCCCCCAAGTGGACAAGGTATCACTGATAAAGCTACTTTAATAGGAAATGGAAATACGGTAACTACAGATTAATTTATGGACCCAACCACACAAGATTTAGTAAAAGGTATAGATATAACTGGTCAAACAGATGTAACTGGAAGCCAGTTAAATCAGCTAGTAGATGCTGGTAGATTAGCTACAGATAAAGGGATGGTAATTGAAACAACTGATTCTGCCGCTGATACTCCTGTTACTCCAGATCCGAATGGAGATTATAGTGGAATTACTCCTACTTGGTGGACTAAATATCTTTGGAGACGATTACCTTTTGATGAAGATGATGAAGTTCTAGTCTACAAATGGGATCCATCTGTAGATGAAGATGCTGACTTACTTTTCTGGTCTTTAGTTGATAAACAAGGTAGAGATGCCCTTACTTTAGCTACTTCTCAGACCGCGTTAATTACAAATGCTCAAAATACAGCAGATACAGCTCAAACAGCAGCAGAAGCAGCACAAGATGGAGTAGATACAAATACTACGGATATAACAGCTTTAACTGCTAGCTTAAATGCTACTATTGCAGCATTAAATGATCTATATACTGTAGTTGGGACTTTCTTTTCTGCTGGTGATCTAAAGCAAACTTTAAGACCAACTACTTATTCTACTTCTGTAGATCAAGGTTGGTTACTTTGTGATGGAACCGCTGTAGATAGAACTATATTTGCTGGTCTTTTTGCTGTAATTGGAGTTACTTTTGGTCCTGGTAATGGAACTACAACCTTTAATTTACCAGACTTCAGGGGAAGAACTTTAATAGGTTCAGGACAAGGTGCTGGACTTACACTTAGAAATATTGGATTAACAAATGTTGGAGCGGAATCTGTTCTTCTTACTGCTTTACAATCAGGTATCGCAGCACATAATCATGGACTTATTAGCTTAGGAAAAGGAGAAGCCTCTGGAAATACTAATGCTACTTCTAGTTTGATGGTTACATTTGTTCCAGGAGCTGCCGGAACACTAACAAATCTTACTGATAATAAAACAGCTACCGCAGCAGCAGAAGCACATGAAAATATGCAGCCTTCTGCTGTAGCAACCATACTTATTAAAACTTAATGAGCTTTAAATACATTTTTACTCGCGTTGCTTCTGAAACTGGAGTTACAAATCCGGAAGCGAATCCTGCACAAAAAGCTAGGTTAGTTGACATAATTAATCAAGCTGCTACAGAAGTATATGAGACAAAAGATCTTCCTGTTGTTCTAAAAGAGCTATATTTAAGAGCAAACTCCAATAAAGAATTAGCTCTTCCTCCTTTTGTTGGTAAATTAAGAGCTATTCGTTCTACTTGTAGAAATGATGCTTGGGAACTTCATGATATTCGTCCTAGGTATCAAGCAGAAGATTGGAGAAATGAGTGGAAAAATTGGAGAATTAAAGGATATTCTCCATTCCAGACAGAAATAACCAATTCCGCTCCAGGAACTATTACTTATCCAGTAGCAGATGATGACCTAACTATTACTTTTGTTGGTGAAACAACCAACTCTAATAGATGGGTAGAGAGAATCATACTAGATGAGACAAGTAAAACATGGATTAATAGCTTTATTGATTTTACAGCCATTAAGAAGAGCAAAGTAACAGACTATAATGTAACAATTACGGATGCGGACGGGAATGAAATGGCTATTATTTATGCAGATCAACTAGAATCTCGTTATATTATTGTAGATGTAAGTCTTTATCCAGATTTACATTGCTGTTCAGATGGAAGCTATATAATGGAAGTTCTTTATAAGCCAAAACTTCCTAGAATGGAACGAGATGATGATTCTTTTCCTGTAGATGGATATGATGATGTTATTGTTCTGAAGTCAAAGCAACTTATTACAGAAGATCTACCTGGACAAGAACAAAGAGCAGCTTTAATGCATGTAAAAGCTAGTGAACAGATAAGTAAAAAGACAGAAGATATGACAGGGACTATTCAGAAGAGAATAAACTTCAAAAGGAATGGTCTCTTAGGTCTTTTTGATCGTTATAGCAAGTATTCTAGAACTAAATTCTAAATGCAAGACTTTATTCAAACAGATTTCTCTTCTGGGATGAATCTTTTTTCCCATGATACGAAATTGTCTGATACTGAATATGGTCTATCGTTTAATATACTAAATAGGGATTCCGCGCTAGAATGTATAAAGGAAGATGAAGAAGATATTGCAGCACCAGTAGGAAAGAAACAAGGACTTTTTGCTTTCGATAAATATCTAGTTCTCTTCAATCAAGGACTTTGTTTTTATAGAGAAGTAGATGATACAGAGTGGATACAAATTGATGATATTTTTGTAAATCCATCAGTTGACTATATATTTGCTCAAGCGGTTCCCGCTTCAACTTTTAATTTTGTAAGAGTTCTAGATATTCCTGATAGAATTGATGGAACTTCCGCTTCAACGAATGTAACTACAAAGAATACTCTCATAACTACAACAAATGAGGGACTTGTAGTTCAAGATGGACTTTCTCAAGGCTGGTTTATTTCTCCTTTAGCAGAAGCTACTAGATTAAAGAAATATCTTGAGTGGACACAAGATGATAGAACCTATGTTCCTATAATGAGGCAAATGGCCTATATGAATGGAATTCTTTTTGGTATTGCACCAGACAAAAGAAGGATTCTTCGTTCTGTTTCAGGTAGACCTCTTGATTTTGTAGTTAATGTTGATGTTCATGGGAATAAAGGTGGAGATGCAAATACTACAGATTATGCTGTAGGATATGATGCTATAAATTGTCTAAGGCCTCTTAATTCTGGTGAATTAATGGTAGGAACCTCTAGAAATCTATTTCCTATTGAATTTAACTTTGATAAGGTGATTTTTCAAGAGCCGACCTTTCTAAATAGAAAACCTATTTATGCTGGCGTAATAAATCAGGAATCTTTCATAGATATTCTTGGTGATTACGCTTTTATTGACTTTGATGGACTTCGTTCTTTTAATGCTGTATCTATGCTAACAAATGAAGGTAGAAATAGCATCTTTTCTATTCTTATCGCGAAAGCATTTGCTAAGATAAAGCAGACAACTTTAACTGCTTCTATCGTATTTGATAACTATGCTATCTTTTCTGTTCTTACTAACTTTGGAAATGTTCTAGCTCTCTATGATACATTAAGACAGAAGTGGGCAAGTTTTGTAGAATTGGAGAATCCTATAAAACAGTTCGCGGTAGCAGATCAAAGTGAAAATCCAACACTTTATGCTATAACAGAAAGTAAGGTTTTTAAACTTTTCTCATCTTCTACTAGAAGAACTGGGATTCTTAGGCCAAAAGCTTTCAATATATCTAGAGCAGATACAGAACTAAAACTTCAAAATGTTAGAGCGGTATTTGATAATCCTGATGTTCCTGCTACTGCTACAGCTACAGAAGTAATAAACAATAAAGAAGGTGAATCTGTAGTCCAGGAATTAGGTAAAGCAAGGCAAGGTATTTATTATCCTGTAATGTATCCAGTTACTTTCTTTGATACTAGATCAACAGATGTTGTGAATTTCAACTTTAGACAATTAGGAACTACAGGTTGGAAAGTTTCTCCAAAGCTTTCTTGGAATAATGCCTCTAAGTTACTTCTCCTTCACACTCAAGTAGATGAGAAAAATAATACTACCAGTCTAGATCAACAATCATCCCTTTATAACAAATGATACCATCTGGAGCTACTTTAAGTTTTACTGAATTTGTTAGTGACACAATTGCTTGGGAGAGTAAAGATGCACTACAGCAATTCTTTGAAGATATTAGAGTTCCTGTTGGGACTACTTCTGCCTATGGAACTTTTAAGCAGGTTGTTTCTACGGAATTTGAAGAGACAGAACTAACTAACTCTGATACTTTTAATTTACAAGTAGATGGTGTTACTCTAGGAGAAGTTCCTACTAAGGAATCTTTTGTTGAACTGAAGAATGCTTTTATTGCTTTGCAGACAAGCTATAATGAACTACTTGGTAAAATGCGAACCTCTAAAATCCTAGATGAATAATGGTATCTATTTCAGAAGCCGCTCGATTTGTTCAAGATTACTGCCTAAAAGATTGGGATTTAAATGCGATAAGTCATGAAATAGTTAGGGCAATAAACAACAATAGCCTAATTTATACAACAGACGAAAAAGGTGATTTAGTTGGAATCTGTATAGCGAGCGAAGATAAGAATAAGAGAATTTTACATGTAAAAGCTATAGTAGCAAAAGGTCACTTGAAAGATTATATAAAATACTTTAAGAAAACATACAGCGGTTACATTTTAACAGCTTATAGAAGGGGAAACCTCAAACAAATAAAATTATAATATGGCTGATCCAAAAGCTCAAAGTGGCACTGGTTTAAGTTCTGACGTTATAAATAACGTCATACAGAACTTACCAGCTTACATGAATACGGTTAATGCTCAACTTGCGCCACAAGCTAGATCAGAACTTGCAACACAACAAGAGATAGCACCGCAGTATCAAGAATTATTGACCTCCCTCTATGAAAAGTTCGCTCCTAGATTAGCAACTGCTGGTGCTGGAGCAGATAGAATATCTAGAGAAGCAACAGCTAGAACAGATGCAGACATTTTAAGAGGCGCTGGTGGAGATGCTGTAAGAAATATATCTGATTTAGACAGATCAGTTAATCCAGAATACTACAAAACAAGAGAAGCTGGTGCGGCTAAATTAGGTGAACTATTAGGTTCCATTAA